CAGGTATGGGACCAGTAGTTGATGATGAGTTCGTCGACGGTTTGGACCTTGTCGCGAGAGAGGTACTAGACCGTAGTGGAAACACTACAGAAGAAGAGACTGACAGTGAAGAGGAGGTTGAAGTTTAATACATTCGCTTGTCTACGACCGCTACTTTCTTTACTAGACTAAGACTGTCATTCAATGAATAAGATTCAGTCCTCGGGCGATAGGCACTTCGTGCCTCTCACCTTCGGTTAATTACAAAGGGGTTTAAAACTCATCATGGTCAAGCATAGGAATATCCATAGCTTCGGCCAATTCTTGTTCCGTACGCATTCGATTCCTGTTACGCTTGTCTTGGCCCTTTCTACGCGCCTGAGCGCGGTGGGCCGCGTACAATTCTTGAACTACGTCAACTACGTTGCCTCCGTGATACTGATCCTGACGACTACGAGGTGGGCCGCGGTCGCGTCCAACAACACGAGATGGAGGTGGAAGGCGTACAGGTTCTGGGTCGGGGTCTAATTAGAAATCATACCACGGTTAGGATTACTGTTGATACCAGGTAATCCGCCCCGTCCCATCACTGCACCCATAGCCATTCGTAAACCGGTGTTTACGGCATGGTTACCGACACGTTGAAGCAGAGGAGCGGCAACATTTTCCCAAATTTGCGCACCTGCAATACGAGCGCCACGATCAAGTTCTGCTAAACCTTGGGCGATGTATGACTCTTGCTCAGCTTCAGTGTGGCTAAAATCAGTACCTGACTGCATCGTACTGACAGCGCTCATTGTACCAGGACTGTTTGGGGCAGCCTGGGTACCGAGTACAAACGAGCCACGCTTCGGGATGCATTCCGATAGCAACAAATGCTCGAAACCGAGGATAGCCTTGCTTACTTCAGTACCTTCGGTCATGACTACAATAGTAGCCCATGACTGACCAAAATTCAAATTCATTTGGCCAATCGCAGCTGTTGATTCCAGATAAACAGGAATACTCGTAGGATCGTCGTACCGGAAAGCAGTCTCGTCGATCCACTTGTTAATAACAGTGATAGGACTTTGAGTCAAACTAGCAAGCGTAAAACGCTTGTAGTGTGGAAGTCCTGTCATCTCGTTAATAGTAGTCGGAAGGTCTGGACCGAGACCTCCAGCGCCTCCTTTACGAGATTCAACAGCAAGACCGACGTGAACAAAACCGCTTGCGGTTGTCGGAGCTGTCGAACTGCTAATTCGTACTGCATGAGCTACAGGACGAATAGCTTCGACATTGTTGTTAATTGCGGCTGAATTGCGACGAGCATTTGCGCCGTTCGTTGTCCAATTAACGGCACCTGCGCCGCCGCCTGCAACAACAGTCGCATACGTGTAACCAGGGAAAAATGCAACAGCATGCAAATGGCCTGCAGTTGCGCCCGAACTCAGTGAAACTTGATCTTGATCAGTATTCGAAATACTAGGAATAGTATTAGAATCTGGCACCTTCGCGCCCTGGCAGCGAGGTTCAAATGGATCAATTTGAGACAAGGCAAATCGAGCTGTTGGGCTCAATTCGCCTGGGCACACACAGTTCTGCTGAGAACGCATTCGACGACGGGTCGTGCGTCGCTTATACACGCGCTTACGTGTGGAAGCGCGGCGACGAGCTGGTCGACGAATGTTCGTTCGTGTTCGGCGGTAAACCATCTGTGTTCTTTCAAGAAAAAGAGAGAGTGAGAGTGCTGACCACTTTCTAGTTTGCACTGAACTTATGTTCTCATCAGTCCAGTTCTTTACCAAACTTCAAGTTGGCACAGCACAGTAGCCCCTAGGTAATAATGTGAAAGACTGGCTGCTGTGCCAGTTTTCACGTTGCCTAGGGGCTAAAGCCAAGCCTCATTACGCATTTGTCGATGTCGATCACAAGCAAATATCGGGCGTGGTGCTTCACTCTCAATAACTACAACGACGTGGACACGGAACATCTCGACACAGTTGTCAAGACACTTTCACGGTACCTCGTCTACGGAAAAGAAGTTGGCGCTGATGGGACACCGCACCTCCAAGGTTACGTATACTTCCACAACGCAAGACAACGCAAGGCAGTCGCACGACTGTTGCCTCGTACGCATTTGGAACCGTCTAACGGTTCGCCTACGCAAAACCGACGGTACTGCACGAAGGAGGGAGACTTTTTTGAGCACGGTGAGATCCCCATGGAGTCCAACCTTGCGAGAGAGAAGGGTGGCGCTGCAACAAAGGCGCGATACGCCGCGGCCCTCGTCGCTGCTGAGTCCGGTACCTTGGACTCCATCAAGCGAGATGACCCTCAGCTATACATCCTTCACGGACCTCGGCTTGAGTCCCTCTACGCACCCACGACTATGCCGCTTGATGGAGAACTGCTGCACGAGTGGTGGGTCGGTCCTTCCGGGAGTGGGAAGTCCAGGCTGCTTTGGGAGTTGTATCCCAACCACTTCCCCAAGGCACTCAACAAGTGGTGGGACCGCTACCGTCATCAAGACGTTGTGGCCATCGAGGAGTGGGCGCCCAAGAACGACTGTACGGCGTCGTCACTAAAGAAGTGGGCCGACCGTTACCCATTTCCTGGTGAAATCAAGGGTGGTGTTATGCAGAAGCTTCGACCTCGAAAGGTGATCGTTCTGAGTAACTACACGCCTCAGCAGTGTTTCTTGAACAGCGAAGATCTCGAGCCAATTCTTCGTCGGTTCACGGTTATCAACTTCCCAGCCCAAGAACAGCATGCGCGTTTCCGCGCAGAAGCATTCGTCGAGATTACCCCTTTGGATACCCCATTGGACCTCGACGATCTGCCTGATCTGGACTTAGATGGTAGTTTTTTCGAAGACATTTAACTTGTGTTTGCTCTACGCAAACTACGCTTTATATAATCCGTAGTCATTTTGTTTATGGTTTGTATATGTTAAGTTACGGCCTTCCGACCTCACTGCCTGCGGCAGCTCGACGGCCTACTTCCAACACTTCCCCCGCCTCGCCGTACTCGCTTCGCTCGGGCGGCTCCTGGCCCCCTAAAGGGGGCATGCTCGCTTCGCTGCGCGGATTAGATAGTCATTCAATCTGACATTGTGTTGGGGATCAGATACTCAGACTCAGTATACATCTGATTCTGTGTATAGTGTATATACGTTGAAGTATACGTTATACGTTGTGTGGTCCACATACGTATACATACAAACTTCTATATAGTATCGATTTGACTTAAGTACTCTATACTATAGAGTATACTATACTAAGACGTCCCCCCCTTACTACAGGGGGACGTAGTGGATGGAGGTGTACGGGTACAGTTGACCTACCGTAACCTTCCTCATTATCCAATCTTCCCAGTAACCCTCAAGCGTAACCATCATGGCCAGTGTTCGTAACGAGTCCGACCCTCTGCCCCAGACCGCGTCCAACACGGTGCTGTTCGAGATGATGATGCACTACAAGAGACGCATGGAGTTCGCCGAGGAGTATGGAGCGCACCAGAAGAAGCGCGCTCGCATGATCGAAGAAGTGTGGGGAGAAGAGATCCAAGAACGTGAACGACAGCTCGACGCGATGCGACTCGAGTTGCGTCAGCTGGTGGCAGCAAACGTTCGTGGTGCGGAGATGGTCGTGCGTAAACACGATGCTGGGATGCGCTTGATGACTGCAATTGAGGACATGTACAGTGCGGTCGACGTGGCCGACCAACTGGCGCCTCCTGCAGAACGCTGGGTGATCGACTACGTGGCGATGCACAAGCGTGCGATCCAGCAGAGAACGAACTTAGCGTTCGATCTCCTGATCTCCGAGCCAGGTATGGGACCAGTAGTTGATGATGAGTTCGTCGACGGTTTGGACCTTGTCGCGAGAGAGGTACTAGACCGTAGTGGAAACACTACAGAAGAAGAGACTGACAGTGAAGAGGAGGTTGAAGTTTAATACATTCGCTTGTCTACGACCGCTACTTTCTTTACTAGACTAAGACTGTCATTCACTAGAATAAGATTCTATCCTCAAGTGATAGGCACTTCGTGCCTCTCACCTTCGGTGTACTACAAAGGGGTTAAAATTCATCATGGCCTGAAACATCTTCCATTGGAACGTCCATCCATTCACGCTGAAGAGCGATCATACGATTATGGTTCCGAAGATCTTCGCCCTTCTTACGCGCCTGTTTACGGTGAGCGCGATACAATTCGGCAACTACGTCAACTACGTTACCTCCTTGGTACTGGTCTTGACGACTACGAGGTGGGCCGCGATCGCGACCTGTCACACGAGATGGAGGTGGAAGGGCAGACGGAGGAACGGGTTCTGGATCAGATTCTAGTAATCATACCACGGTTAGGATTACTATTGATACCAGGTAAACCCCCCCGTCCAGCCATTGCCGCGAATGCCATGTTCAAACCAGTGTTTGCGACATGTCCTCCAAGACGTTGAACCAACGGGAGAGCAACATTGTTGAAAACTTGCGCACCTGCAATACGTGCTCCACGACCAAGTTCATTGAGCGACTGACTGATATACGATTCTTGTTCGGCTTCCGTGTGACTGAAGTCCGTACCAGACTGCATCGTACTAACAGCACTCATAGTGCCAGGACTATTCGGTGCTGCCTGTGTACCCAAAACAAACGCGGTACGTTTCGGGATACATTCCGACAACAAAAGATGCTCAAAACCAATTACATTGGTTCCAAGTTGAGCACCTTCCGTCATCACAACAATAGTCCCCCAGGACTGATTGAAATTGATATTGTGCTGATAGAGAGGGCCATCTGCCGAAGCGACAAACAACGGCAATGACGATGGATCATCGTAACGGAAAGCCGTTTCGTCAATCCACTTGTTAATAACAGTGACAGGACTCTGAGTCAAACTAGCAATCGTAAATCGCTTGTAGTGTGGGAGTCCAGTCATCTCATTGACATTTGTCGGCAAATCAGGAGCACCGGTCAGTGCACCTCCGCGTCGTGACTCGACAGCCAAACCTACATGAACAAATCCAACGGTTGTTGTTGGTGCCGTGCTGCTACTCATGCGGATTGCATGCGAAACAGGTCGAATAGCTTCCACATTTGTCAATATGGAACCGTAATTACGACGTTGAGCACCTGTCGTCGGCCACGTAACAAGTCCAGCTCCGCCTTGGGCTTGTACACTACCATATGCATAACTAGGTAGAAACGCATACGCGTTTAAAGTGTGACCGGCTGTAGGAGATGTCAAAAATGACACCTGGTCCTGATCTACATTCGCAATACTAGGAATAGTATTAGAATCAGGAACCTTCGCGCCCTGGCACCTAGGTTCAAACGGATCAATCTGAGCTAGTGCAAATCGTGCCGTCGGCGACAAGTCGCCTGGGCATTCGCACTGAGTCTGAGTACGACGTCGAGTCGTCTTACGCTTGTACACGCGTTTACGCATGATACGGCGTCGACGGACTGGACGACGAATGTTGGTCTTAGAGCGACGGTAAACCATCTGTGTTCTTTCGAGAAAAAGAGAGAGTGAGAGCTGACCACTTTCTAGTTTGCACTGAACTTATGTTCTCATCAGTCCAGTTATTTACCAAACTTCAAGTTGGCTCAGCTCAGTAGCCCCTAGGTAATAATGTGAAAGGTAGGCTGGTGAGCCAACTTTCACGTTGCCTAGGGGCTAAAGCCGAGCTGGCATTACGCTTTTGTCGATGTCGATCACAAGCAAATACCGAGCCTGGTGCTTCACGCTGAACAACTACAACGACGTCGACGTGGAGCACATCAAGACAGTCGTCAACACACTTTCACGCTACATCATCTTTGGAAAAGAAGTGGGAGCTGATGGGACACCGCACCTCCAAGGTTACGTCTACTTCCACAACCAGAGACAACGAAAGGCAGTCGCAAGACTGCTGCCTCGTGCTCATCTGGAACCGGCTAACGGCACGGCTGCGCAGAGCAGAGCATACTGCACCAAGGAAGGAGACTTTTTCGAGAGTGGCGAGATGCCCATGGAGTCCAACGCTGCGAGAGAGAAGGGTGGCGCTGCAACAAAGGCGCGATACACCGCGGCCCTCGTCGCTGCTGAGTCAGGAAAGCTGGACTCCGTCAAGCGAGATGACCCTCAGCTATACATCCTTCACGGACCTCGGCTTGAGTCCCTCTACGCACCCAAGACTGTGCCGCTTGATGGAGAACTGCTGCACGAGTGGTGGGTCGGTCCTTCCGGGAGTGGGAAATCCAGGCTGCTTTGGGAGTTGTATCCCAACCACTTCCCCAAGGCACTCAACAAGTGGTGGGACCGTTACCGTCATGAAGACGTTGTGGCCATCGAGGAGTGGGCGCCCAAGAACGACTGTACGGCATCGTCCCTGAAGAAATGGGCCGACCGCTATCCGTTTCCAGGGGAAATCAAGGGGGGTGTGCTGCAACGCCTACGGCCGAAGAAAATCATCGTCCTCAGCAACTACACGCCGCAACAGTGTTTCTTGAACAGCGAAGACCTTGAGCCAATACTCAGACGGTTTACGGTTATCAACTTCCCAATGCAAGAGCAGCACGCGCGATACCGCGCTGAAGCATTCGCCGACATGACCCCTTTGGAAACCCCAAGTGTGGTCGACGAAGAACCGGAAGACGAGCTTCCGCTCCCAGATCTTGATTTGGATGGAGATTTCTTTTTAGATGTTTAACTTGGGTTTACTCTACGTAAACTCCGCTTTTCTAATCCAGTGTATGATTTTGTATGTTTGTTTAATGCTTTGCCGAGGGGTTGCGCCCTTACGGGCGCTAGGCGGACGGCGCCACGCGCCCGCTCCGCTTCGCTCCGCTAGAGCGCTCCCCGGCACCCACCCTCCGCTTCGCTCCGGGGGGCGCATTATTAGATAGTCATACTGGAGAGTGTTTGCCTTAACCCTGCGCTAAGTTCGCGCGTACTTAAGGTTAAGTGCGTATATGTTGAAGTATACGTTATACGTTGTGTGGTCCACATACGTATACATACAAAGTTCTATATAGTACGGATTTGACTTACGTACACTATACTATAGTGGACGGTATACACTGTTGTACCCCCCTTACTAGAGGGGGACGGAGTGGATGGAAGTGTACGGGGGTACGTACGTAGTGCGTAACCTTCCTCACTTCTCATTCTTCCGAGTACCCCACAAGTGTAACCAGCCACCATGTCCAAGTCAGCTATCAAGACGCCGACTCAGGAGAACTCCAACACCGTGTTGTTCGAGATGATGATGTACTACAAGCGCAAGATGGAGATCGCACAAGAGACGTCTGCACAAGACCGCAAGCGTCTCAAGATAGCGACTACAGTTGCGCGAGATGCGCAGGACCAAGTCCATGCTCTGAGAGCGCATGTCCGAACCCTGGCGGGCGAGATCAACGAGTACGCGCGTGCGAACGAAAGAGGAGCGCGAATGATCACGCGCAAGCACAACGCGGGACTGGGGATCGTTGCCTGCATGAACCAGCTGATCGAGGTAATCGACACCGTCGAAGACACGGCTGTCAACTACAACGGAATGCTGGGTATCGAGTACATCTCGATGCACAAACGTGCAATCGTAGGCAGAGCCGCGGGATTTCTCGAGACGTTCACGGACAACCTGGACGACCTAGAGGCCGACGAGGTGATCGACCTAACGGAAGAGGACACAGAAGAAGAAGATGTAGGAGAGTGGGTGTGACTACTTTTACCTTCGCTTATTACATTAGCTACGGTTATTGTAATTATATACTACATCTACTAGTGGAATAAGAATCCAGTGCTACGCACTGGCTTCATTCCATGAATACAAAGGGGTTAAAGATCGATCATCTCAGCGTCAAGCGCATACTCAATCAATTGAGGCGTGACGCGAGATCTAATACTCTCTCGCTGATTGCGGCGAGCAACAGCTTGGCGGAGTTCCGTCTGAACACGGACCCTATCCACCATGCTTTGACCGTGTTCTGGTTTATAAACCCGATTACGAATGTTCTCATGCAAGCCAACTGAAGGCGCCGTACGGCGTTCAACAATTGGCTCTTCATCTACGACAAAGTCAGACGACCAGGGTTAGAATTCACACCAGGAATTCCGCCCCGGCCGCTGATAGCATTAAAAGCCATAGCCGCGCCAGTGTTGACGACAGCATTGCCAAAACGCTGCAACAACGGGGCGGCTACGTCATTCCAAACACGCTCACCTGCAACAGCAGCTCCGCGCTCAAAAGCGCGAAGCCCTTCTTGAATGTAAGTATCTTGCTGAGCTTCAGTATGCGCGAAATCAGTTTCGCTAGTCATTACGCTGACAGCACTCATAGCCCCGGGACTATTCGGGGCAGCTTGAGTGCCAAGAATGAAAGCATCCTTGCGAGGAAGGCACTCAGTTAAAAGCAAATGCTCAAAACTAATAGGAGTACTGGCAGATGAAGGTTGACCTTCAACCATCACAACCAAAGTACCCCAAGACTGATCAAAATTGAACGAGCTCGTGGCAATAGTCGTTGCGCTAGAAACCGTAAAAGACGTCGAAGTTGGATCGTCGTAACGAAACGCTGTTTCGTCGATCCACTTGTTAATAATAGTAACAGGACTTTGCGTCAAACTAGCAAGCGTAAAACGCTTGTAATGAGCAAGTCCCGTCATATCATTCACAGTTCGAGGCAAATCAGGAATAGTAGTGGCCTGAGTCGACCGTCGGCTTTCAACAGAAATACCAACGTGTACGAATCCAGTAGCAGTCGTAGGTGCAAGAGGACTGACCATACGGACAGCATGGGATACCGGTCGAATAGCTTCGATCGATCCCGACAAATTCGTATAATTGCGACGCTGCGCCCAAGTGTTCGTCCACGTAACCGTGCCAGTACCTTCGGTAGCAGCATTAATGGACTCACGATAGGACGGCTTAAACGCAATTGCAATAAGGTTACCACTAGTGGCAGGGCCAGCAAGTGTAACCTGATCAGTATCAGCATTCGCGAGACTAGGCATAGTATTCGTATCAGGAATCTTCGCGCCAAGGCACTTAGGTTCAAACGGATCCAATTGCGCCAAAGCAAACTTAGCACTAGGGCTCAGTTCTCCTGGGCAATGACAATCATTCTTCCGATTCGTCTGACGACGACTGGAAGTCCGACGACGCATGGGAGCACGACGGACGCTACGCCGACGAACAGCCGTCTGACGACGACGACGTGGCTTGCGAATGTTGCCTTTCTGAATACGATACGCCATACTGAACTTATCTGAAAAGAAGAAAAAAGAAAAGTGAAGAGCTGACCTTAAGTCTAGTTTGCTCTGAACATACGTTCAGATACTTCCCAAACTTCAACTTGGCTCAGCTCAGTAGCTCCTAGGTAATATAGTGGCAGGCTAGCTACTGAGCCATGCCACGAGACCTAGGAGCTAAAGCCGAGCTGGCATTGTGCAATCTTCGATGGACTACAAAGGCAAATACAGAGCCTGGTGCTTCACTATAAACAACTACACTTCAGCACATGAAGAAATCATCAAAACAACGATCAAGTCTTTCGCCCGATACGTCGTCTACGGATACGAAGTGGGTACAGACTGCGGGACACCACACCTACAAGGATACGTCTACTTCCACAACCAGCGACAACACAAAGCCGTCACAAGAATGCTGCCTGGTGCTTATGTTACGCCGGCTCGAGGATCTGCTGAACAGAATCGTTTCTACTGCACGAAACAAGCCAACGGCGGATTCGAA